GTTGGAGTGTAGCTGGAACGAGTCGTCCGATAGGCAGAGACTTCGAGCCTCCGCGGACTGTGAAGAAGGTAGAGGGGTTTGCGTATATGACGGGTATTTACCCTGATTTAGCGCAGATGGAGATGCCACCTAGGGGGGGGGTTGCTGAGTACAACTCTCTGGTGGCTCATATAGCCAAGTTGGATAAGAAGCGCGGAGATGTGCTAATTACCGGTGAGTATGACCCAAACTTGATTATGGCGAGAACCGCCAGAACAATTAAGAAAATGGCAACGTGGAAGATTTTTGATGACGATTGGAGTTATAAAGCCACATTGCAAAGGTTCAAGGAGGTAATTAGTGGGGAGGAATCTTTGATTCCCAAGGACAGTTGTCCGGGTTTTCCCTGGGCTTGCGATCCTAGTAATCGTAAGAACAGTGATTTTTCCCATGTAAATTACCAACGATTGTGGGAGATTGTGTGGGCTCGCATTTGTGCTATCCTTTCCGCTGTAGGGGAGGGAAAGTATGAGATGCGTCCTTTGGATTTTGTCAGGGCCAATTTGACTGATCCAACTCGTATGATGATCAAGAACGAGCCGCATGATCTCCAGAAGGTGCTGGACAGAGTATTCCGTTTGATATGGAATCTCTCGGTCGTAGATCAGATAGTGGATAAGATGCTTTATAAGCCATTGGACAACTTGATGATTGAAAACTGGGAAATCTGTACTAGCAAGAGTGGAATGCCAGCTACACAAGCAGGCTGGTTTTCTTTGGCGAAGGGAGTGAAGACTGTCAGTGATACGGCTCGTGATTCGGACAATTCGATGTGGGATTGGGGAGTTACGAAAGATCTGATGTATACGGATGTGTACAAAAGGAGTATTATGATGGGGATGGCACCTGAGGCTTCGAAGTATATGGAGGAAATCAAGCAGAGAATGAGGAAAAGTGAGTTTTTAACTGTCCGAATGATGTGTTTGAATGTTGAGATGCGAGCGCGTCCAGCAATTGTTCTTTCAAATGGTATAATATTTGAGGCCGAGCAGGATATAGGAGTACAAAGCGGAAAGTCCAA